CCCACCAGTTGTATTAGTTGTTGCAATAGTCACTGTGTTTGCCGCTGAAACGTAAGCACGGCGAACTAAACCCGCCTCGTCTACACCAGCCGACATACCAATAACCATATCTCCAAGGGCAACGCCAGAAATAGTCACAGTATCAGTACCAGCGGCTTGGTCTGCAACAGATGCAGAATCCAAAGTGCAAGTAACTGTCCATGTATCACTGAACAAACCCCGAAAAGAATCGTTGTCTCTGTTTAAAACAACTGCTGTTGCTGCTGCCATTTTGATTTCTCCTAATTAGTTTAAAAAAGTCCCCCCACCACTAGGGCAGGGGGCGCAACTGCATTAGGCAGGAACCAACAAAGCAAACATAGATGCAGACTTAGCCGCACCAGTGCTTGCCGCTGAACGCAGAATCTGCACTCCATACAACGTATCCGCTGTATATAGAGTTGCAAGGTAGGGCTGTTGGTACTGAACTTGTGAGCGAATAGCCATTTGTTCAACCAAAACCAGTGAGTCCTTGTGACCCATCAAGCAAACCCGTGGATTGGTGCTACCTGAACCTGTGTCGCAATTGCTAGACACAAATACGGGGATTCCGTACAAGTTACCGATCTCACCAGTGCGAATGGTACTGTTTGTACCACCAACAAAAGCTTGTTCAGTGTAACGAGCCAAACCCATCAATGTATTGCGGCTTGAAGGAGGAATCAAGAAGAAACGCTGATCCATTGGGGTATCAGTGTCATCAAGACGCTGAATGGTGCGGCGAATAGCGGCATCGGTCAATGCTGACTCATTGTTGTTTGCGGCAACATAAGCAGTAGTACCATCACCACCAATAAACGCACCAGTTGCGTATGCATTAGTACCAGCACCGCCATTGGTAGAACGACCCAACTGAACCAAGTCAGTATCAACCTGTTTAGCCAAAGCGTAACCAGCGTCAGAAGTGTAGAAGTTACGCAAGCTGTTCAAGGCTTGGGCTTCGACAATATCTTCGATCAAACGTGAGTATTCGTAATGCTTATTGATAGAAACTTGAACTTCAGACTCTGTAGCGGCAATCAAGGTGACTGCTGTTTCAGCGGCTTTAGCAGAAGCAGAACCACGGGTAGGTGCGGGAATGTGAATTACATCACCCTTCTTGCCCTTAAAGTTCATCTTCATAATTAAGTTCGCAAGAACCAAGTTTTTCTTGTAGGCGGCTACAATTTCATCACTCCAAATTTCAGGGATGAAATTAGCCGCTGTGGTTACTGTAACTGAGTTACTAGGGGAAAATGAGGTTGCCATTTTGAATCTCCAAAAAACGATAAGTTAAATTATTTGACCCTGCCGTCTTGATAAGCCTGCATGATTTCTCCGCTTAACGCTTCATAACGATCTGGGTCAGTCATTTTCAGCCGAATTAGATCAGCCCTTCTGTAGACCCTCTTTCCAGACTCCCCACTTCCACCTACATCTACACTTGCCGCCTTAAGGTTTGACTTGCGCTGAGTTTCCCCTGCATCTGAAGTCTGTTTAGCCTTAATTCCTCGCAACTGCTTATAGGTACTCAGCAATTCATTTGCACTGTCGTAATCAAACTCACCATCAGCTTTTGCGTACAAACCAATGCGAATAGGTGAAGATTTCACCCAATTCACAAAGTCTGTATCTTGAGCAATCTGACCGAAATCAGGATGCTCTGCCGCCAGCTTTTGTTGAATCTGCATCTTTTTGAAATCTTGACCCGCTTGGCGAGCCGCAAGTACATCAGGATGGTTATCAACTGTTCTACGAACTGCCTCTTGTGGATTCTCAAAAAAATCTACTTCTGGCTCTTTTTCAATAGGTTGTTGCTTAGAGGAGAGGTTTTGCTTAATGAGTTCGTCTGCCAGCTTCCGCACTTCCCCAACTTCCTGCGCTTGCTTTCCAATTAACTTCTCAGCTTCTTGGTGCATTTTGACCACTTCTTCCAAAGATTTCTGCCTGTATTTCTCAGGCATCTCGGACAAGGGTGCTACTTCAGGTAGTTGCTTCTTTTGCTCAACTGCGTCTAACTCACTTAGCGTCTCATCATCATTGTCAATCAACATATTTCTTCCTTTTCCTGCCGTTCATCGGTTCTAGGACATTCAACTCGGCTTACGCTTGTGAGTTGTGCTTTTGCTCCCACTTTAGTTGATCTAGGTGTTTTTTCTCGAACTTCCCATGCTCTGACGGGAAAGAACCAGACCACCCTTCTAACTTGAAGTTAGGAGCAGACAAAGTGCGGTTGGCTGTTTCTCCGCACTCACACTTAAAACCTGTTGTCTCATAATCAACAAGTCTTTCGGTTTTATGCCCGTTTGCACAGGCAAAATCAAACATTCTTTTCATTCAATTCCTCATACGCTCTTTCGCTGACCTCTTTCAAGGTTTTCAGCCAAGTCAAGATGGAAAGTTCACCTTTTTTGAACATCAAGGTCTTTTCATCAGGAATAACGCTCAGATTATTCAGCGACTCTATCATATTGTCAATATCTATAGTTAAATCTTTCCAACCTTCCATGCCCATCATTTCAAAGCGGGATTCGTAATACTTTTGTAGTTCTGGGGTCATGCTAATTGCTCCTCTGTAGGTCGTGCAAGCGTTGGATGTTCCCACTTGGATATGTAATCACCTTTGCCATTGCTGTCGTTTTGTAATTTGATAGTTCCATCAAATCCAAAATCTGCATTTGTTAGTTGTGGGTAAATTGCTTTAATTTTGTCGTATAAATTCATCATGCCCCCCTTACCATAGCGCCATTAAAATATGTCGTGGTTGAAGCCGCTTGGGTTGTTCTTGTACTACCAAAATTTTGAAATGCATAAATTTCAACATAATCAGTTGATCCATTCATAGAAACAATTGATGTAACTATAAAAATTGGGTCTCCCGTATTTGGCTGTATTACAAGGTTACCAAGTTTATATGCAGAACCATTTTTATATAAAGTAATATATAAAGTGTTTCCAGAAGCAACACTTTGAATACGAACTGCGGCATTGATTTGGTAGTATCCAGCCACAGTAGGAGTAAACCTACTAGACGCAAAATTACTGTTGGTGTCAAATTCTTCAGTATCAAATAGGACTTTTGTATCTGCGTTGTTTGTTAAAGTTGTTGCTGTGCCAGCATAAGCGCTAAAAGCAGGGCCAGTACCAGCCACGCCTGCGGCTAAATCAGGCTGTGTGATGATTGCATCAGGCAAACCACCAGCACTAATACCAGTAATTGTTCCTGTGCCGTTAATCGTTATGGTCATTGTGTTTCCTCTGCGGGAAGTGGCGTGTTACCCTCTGCAAGCCAATCTAAATATTCTTGGTAATCAATACTAGTTGGTTCAAAGGGAATACAAGCGCCATCTGCTATGCGAATGATTGCTCTATCATTAATTTTGTCACCAAACATTACTTGTTTATATTGTGTCATTTACAACTCCGCAGAAAAACCAATAAAAGTTAATGTGGAACTATTGCTTATTAATGACTGAGAATATCCAACAGTTGAAGTTGCTGTATTCCCAGTGTAAAGCAAAATATCATTGAAAGAGCCAGTTTGTCCAACTGTGTAACCAGTTAAACTGGTAATTGTTATGGCAGAATTGCGTAAATTAAATTGAGATGCAGGACTACTTGTCATAACTGCCGCAGAACGCATTGTCACAGGAAATCTAACAATCCCTTCAAATTGGGTAGTAGCATACATATATCCTTGAAAAAAGAATCCTGTTGTGGCATTGGTTGTTATTTGCCAGTAGTATCTTTGTGCCAAAGCCAACTCAGTCCCATAAGATCTGTAATCAAAGCTAGTAGCTATTGCAGATTTTTCTAACTGCACATTACCAATAACCCAAGTGCCTGAAGTTTGTGCGCCAACAGTAAAGACAACCTCAATGCCTGTTGTAGCGGCGGCGGGGATACTGATTTGGGCGCTGTAGTTTGTCAGTGTTGATGTAACAGTAAATGTGCCTGTTGAAATCTGTGTGCGTGTAGGACTTGCCAATGTGCCAAACGTGTCAGCAGTGGTTGCATAGTATGCAGTCCATGTAACTGTGGTCAGCAAGCTGTTTGAGATGTTGACAGACAGTGTGGCGGTAGAGCCAGCCATGTCATAGCTGTTAAGTTGCTCTATACGCTGACCAATACCTACAGCAGTAACAGATGCCGCACCAGTAATTTGTAGATTGTTCTTGGTTGCGCCTGAACCAGCCACCTGTGCCGCAGTGACGTTTGCGCCAGTACAGTACACATAGAAGCGATCAACAGTTGAATAACCAGCCGCAATCGTTGAACCCGCAGTAATGGTTGCAGATGTTGCTCTTTGTGCAATTTGCATCTGACCATTAATGATGCGATTCTTAAAGCCAAAAGAAGATGCAGAATCAAACTGCCCTGCAAGGGTGATGCCTGTTGTTCCTGAGATTGCTAGTGTCATGGTTTACTCATAAAGAATGTTGATTGAACCAGCGTCAAAGGTGTCAGTGCCGTTGACAGTGGTTATACGCACTCGATCAAGAACGCCACCAAGAGCAAGAGACCCAGTTGTTAGGAAAATGCTTGCCGCATCTGACCTACCAACGCTTCCAGAGCAAACCCAAGTGTTTCCTGTTTGTAAAGTTAAAACAATACTTCCTTGAACAAGCATAGTTGCCGCCCAATTACTTGTATTTACTCCAATACCAAACCCCGAAGTAAAAAGAACAGAAACAACTGAAGCACTAGCAATAATACTATTAGAACCTAAATATCCAGAAGTTGTAACACTACCAGAACCTATTTGTATTTGTGGTGGACTTGTTCCACTAGTGGAAACTCCATTAAACATAACAGTAATACGCTTAACCCACGTTGGCAAACTTGTAAAATCAATACTTGTGCCAGATGTAGATGCCACAGAAGTACCTGAAACAATATTTGAATTGACCCCGTTAACTGTAAAAGTTCCTGTCCCATCTGGCAATGTTAGCGTTCTATTGCTGTTTGTATTAGGTGCGGCAATGGTTAGCGTTCCTGTCCCGCTTGCATTACCTGATATGGCTACTTGTGACATTTCTTATCCTTAAACAACAGTCCAAACAGAACCAGTTGCAATCGTAACAGTTACACCAGTTGCAACAGATACAGTTCCTGCACTCATACCATTGTTACCACTCGCAATAGTGTAGTCAGTAGAAACAGTCTGTGAGTTAACAACAATGCCATTGGATGCCACAAGAACAGTTGATTGCAACTCGCCAGTGCTAGGTTTATAAAGCAACTTAGCATTGCCAGTATAAATGGTAGTTGGTACGCCTGATGTTGCATTTGCAAACAGTGGATAAAGATTGGTTGATGTGCTTGTATCGTTACTGATACTTGCACCCGCTGTTCCACTAGAAGCCGCAGTAATCAAACCTTTTGCATTGACTGTGATATTTGCCGCTGTGAACGAACCAACATTACTATTGACTGTTGCCAATGTGCCAGCCGCAGTTACATTTGCAGAACCATCAAAACTAGGACTTATATAAGCCAAGTCTCCTGTAATTGCAATAGTTCTTCCTGTTGTCAGTGTTGCGGCACTACCAGTAGTATTCTGATTCAATGTAGGAATGTCAGCGGAAACAACTGCCCTAAATGTTGGCACTCCAGCACTACCATTAGGTGCGGCTAAAACAAAGTTTGCAGTCTTAGAAGCATAAGGATTCTGAGTGTCGCCATAACTTGCCGCCAATGAAATAGCAGGAGTAGCACCACCGCTAGACGCAACTGGTGAAGTTCCTGTTACAGAGGTAACTGGTGCAGTTCCATTAGATACAGCAGTAACTAAACCTTTGCCATTTACTGTAAGACTTGCATTTGTAAATGAACCCACATTTGTGTTCACAGTTGCAAGTGTTGAAGCATTACCAACAGAGGTGACATCACCTGTTAAGTTAGCATTAGTAGTGACGTTGGAAGCAGTGAAATTTGTAGCTGTTCCTGTGATATTTGTTCCTACTAATGCTGAAGGTGTCCCCAAGGCAGGAGTAGTCAAAGTAGGGCTAATTGATAAAACAGCATTACCAGTGCCTGTACTTGTGGTAACTCCAGTACCACCATTAACAACAGGTAATGCCGTACCTGACAATCCTATTGCCAATGTGCCAGAAGTTGTAATTGGAGAACCAGTTACAGACAAGAATGCAGGGACTGTAGCCGCCACACTTGTGACTGTTCCAGAACCGCCTGATACAGTAACTGTTACATCATCTCCTGATGTTGTTGCCGTAATACCTGTACCAACAAAATTTAAACTCTTTACACCACTTGTAAGCGTTGTTCCTTCTTCCTTTACAGCAATAGCCGCATTGGTAGACATGGTACTAATAACTTTGATCTTTTCAGCAACGTCAGCAGATACAACCTCACCAACATTTATCTCTCGACCATCAGACAAAGAAATTATTAAAGAACCATCAAAGTCAATGTTTGCGTTGACTACTGATATGCCATCAACTCCATCAACCCCGTCACGACCAGCTTGACCATCAACACCTCTTTCGCCCTTTAGACCATCTTTACCTGACTTACCATCCTTACCATCACGCCCATCCTTACCATTAGAGCCATCTCTACCATCTTTGATAGACAAGACTCGTTTTTCAATGGAATTCCCAACTGACTCAAATCTGGTTGTAATGTCAGACTCAATCTTCTTGAGTGCTTGGACAACAAGATCAACATTCTCACCAATCTTGCGTTTTTGCACTTCTTTGGCTTGAGCAACAGACTCACGAACAGAATCCAAAACAGCCATCTGCTGCTCAGGAGTCATATTTTTGAGAATTAACTCTTTGGCTAGGTTTTCTACATCCATTATTCAGTACCAGTTTGAGCAGAACTTAACTGTTTGGTGAGTTGATTCAAGAAATCTTCTTCCATGCCTGAAATCTTGTTGTTCTTCTCAGCCATCTGTAATTCAACAATTTTAGATTTGTTTTTGATGTCAGCTTCCTTCAACATCAACTCAGCAATCCTAACTCTCTTGTCAAATTCCCTAGAGGCTTGGTCATCTTGATTAGGAAGGTTTTTTGTCATTGCCGCCATGTTCTTAGTCTGCACTTCTTGTGGCATTAACTGAGCCTCAACAGACAATTTCGTAGCTTCAGCACGATTTTGCTCTGCTTGGGTAGTCTGAACAGCAATCTGAGCCTGTGCCGCCTGAATAGCCAACTGCTGTTGCATCTGTTGCATCTGCTGTTGTTCAGGATTTGGTTGCATCATCTCATCCAACTTGGCAATCAACTCCATTCTGTTAGACAGACTGCTGTTTCCTATGATGCCTTTAAGCAAAATAGGCAAAACAGGGGTGTTTGCACCCAAAGTCTGTAACAAACCAATGAATTGTTGCTGCTCATACTCTCTAGCAATGATGCCTAGCGTTGCTGTAGGTATGAAATTCATGTCCACAGAGGGATAACGCTCTGGGTCAAACTGCATGAACCTGAAAGCCGCCTTTTTGATGAATGGAACAAGGAAATCTTCTTGAAAATTCACCAAAGTACGCTTGTATTTCTTGATGATAGAGGCAACAGCCATCGACATACCACCACCATCACGGCTAGATTGGGAAACCATGCCGTTAGAGTCCAGCGTACCAGTAGCCTGAAGCAACATACGCTCAAAGTCTTTGGCAGTTGCTAGGTTATTGGGGTCATTCTGACCAAACTTGAATGGGTAAATAATCTCGCTTGGGTTGCCATTTGTAAGAATAGCCTTACCAGCCTTGACTTCAAACTTCATACCACGGGGTAAACGTGTGGCATCCATAGCAACCATAGGGGCAGTGGTCAAAGCGAGTGAATCCAAGTGAGCCCTAGTCTGAGCATCAATAGCTTTCTGCATATTGAAGGCTTTTTCCACTGTACCTCGCCCCAACAGGCGGTTTGGAACTGTATCGTCTTGGTAGGACAATACAGGTCTGTCTTTCATCATGTAAGGGTTTTCTTCAGCCTTGAGCAACATACCATCATTGGCAATCACAACAATGGCTTCAACCATATCGGCATAGTCTTCTGCTGCTGAATTCTCAGGAAACAATTCAACAATGTCTTTGTTTTCTTTGAGGTTGTTGAGGTATTCACGGGGAACTAACCCGTAGTACGTCAACAACAGTACCTTTTCATCTTGGTACTGGCTAACCTCTTGCGTAGGCTCTAGATCAGTATCTTCATAGGTGGGCGTGATGTCTACCTTTCGGTAAATGCCTTTTTCGATTCCCTCTACAATCTTGTGGATTGAGACGTATTTCTCAATAGCCACGCCCATGCAGTCATCAATAGATGTTCCATTAGGGTCAAACAAGAAGTTCTTGGGATTGATTGGCATGATCTTTACAGATATGCGCTCACGCTCCATCACGCCAATAGCCGCCTGACCCTGCTGATTAGGGATAGCTTGAGTCGATGGGATGTACTCTTTTTCAGTCTTGACAATGATCTCACCAATGCCTGTGCCATAGATTTCAGCCATCAATTCGATCTGGTCGATAGATTTTCTGATTTTGTCTTTCTTGAAGTCTTCCATCAGTTGAGCCTTAATTAACTCAACATCTATAGGATTTCCACCTATATCTTGGATATTGTCTTCAATGTCAAAGAAGTCGCCTTGCCCAAAGATAGCTTCCATGATCTCAGCATGGCGAGTCTCTACGGCTTGTTGGGTAGCAGGGGTAACGATACGGCTACGCTCAGACTCACGGGTCTTATCTTCAGAAGCCCATTGACCACGGAATATGCGTTCATACTCTAAATAATCAGGCAAGAAATTTGTATCTCGCCAATCTCTCCACTTGTCGCAGTGGCTAGTAATGAAATCGGTCAAATCTTTATCAGCCTCAGTAGGCTCATAAAACTCGTTTTGTTCTAGCTTGACTTGTTTGTCTGTTGCCATAGTGTTACCTTATTGATGAACCGATTGTATTTCCAAAGGGGTCAGAGTATGTGGGTGATGCTTGAGGAACTGGCATCTGCAAGTCTTGAGGTGTTGCAAATGGGCTAAGACCTTGCTGAATACGACCCAAAGCAAATTGTTGTGCCTTTTGATAAATCTCAGGTGTTGGTTGTCCACCCATACGCAACAATTCAATCTCTTGGGCTGACAATGTTGGGACAATCAAAGGATGCTGGATTGTTTGCCCATTCATCTCAAAGGATGATGACAACTCTGTCATCGGCATCCCTTCTGATGTTGGAATAACTCCCATGTAACCACGACCTTTAACTTGAGGCAAGTCAGTTACAGATTCAGAATATCGCAAGCCAAATGGTGCAAGTGGGTTTGATTCTGACGAGCCAAGGAAGTCAGGAAACAATCCCTTAACTATTCCTTGACCTGAATTACCCATTGTTGCCATTTATATCCCCGAAATAATATCTAGCGGTTGCCACTCATCTTCTTGGTCATCTTGGAAGTATGAGGTAACAGCCAGTTGGTCAATGTAGGAAAGAGCATCAGGCAAGTCATCGTGAACACCTTGGGCTGGAAACATCAAAAGTTGATCTTTGAATTCATCCCAATCTTCCTCAGAGTTCAGCACAATACGCCCATGCTCAAACCTTCCTTGGAGACTCCAGATAATTCTGTCAGTCTTTTTCCTGTTGCCATGCGTTAAGTCAACTATGTGGGAATATACATTATTTTTCCTCATTAGGTCACTCAAATAAGGCAAAACAGCGTTTTTTAACGCTCCCCTCTCAATTCCAACACTCAAAGGGCGGTATTCCCGCATCTTCAGCAGAATCGTAGCTGCAGTCTCCCGAATGTCCCAACGCCCATAAGCAATCTCTTTCACAAACCATTTGCCCTCGTCAGTTACCTTGACTACAGCAATGGCAGTCTGGTCAAGACGCTTCTTCGAGTTAGCCGCCTGTCTAGCTACTTCCTCAAATCCAGCCAAGTCAACAGCTACAAAGTAAGAGCCATATTCAGGTTCTACCCCGTACTTAATCCACTCCTCCTTGAATACATCAGAGCCAGCATTTGAAAAAGATGCCATATACTCTTGCTTGAAGGCGAATGAACTTAGGGTCTTCTTCGCACTCTCGATCTCGCTAGGGTCTATTAATGGGTTATCTTGAGTAGTAAAGTGCCAAGACTTCCAATCAGGGTCACTACCCTCTTGACCTAAGTTGTACAAATCAAAGAACCAATTCCTACCCTTGGGTGTTCCGATAAACATGGCCTTACCCTTCTTGTCGGATAGAGATGCCCTAATTACCTGTTCCCAAGTCTCAGGTTTAATGTCAGCTACCTCATCCAAGACTGCGTAAGTTAAAGACACTCCTCGCAAAGTGTCGGGTCTGTCTGAACCCCTCACATATATCTTTGCGCCGTTAATCAAGGTAACTTCCATGTTGTTCACATGGCTGCTTTGGATAATCTCCCGACCAACATCAAGCAGTACATCCCACACAATCTGTCTAGCCTGTCCCTGAGTCGGGGCGACATAAAGCACCGCACTACCAGCAGGGCAACTCAACCCCTCTATTAAGAGAGTAGTAACCGCAAGCCTCGACTTACCGCACCGCCGACCAGCCACGACAACCTTGAACCTAGTCTTGTCGGCGTAGACCTCCTGCTGCCAAGGCAGTAGCGCAAAGTTCAGATCAGCCATCTTTAGCCTCTATGTCTTCTATGTCTTTGGGTTCTTCAGCGTCAATTGTCGTTGTGGCTACTG